TATGGCTTCAATAGAATCATCATTCATCAAACGATACTCCACCCCACCAACTTTAAATCTCGTACCTGTGTTCATACGAAACATCACGTAATCACCGGCTTTGCACCATGCACCTGTCGGGAATCGCTCTTTATCAGAGTAGGCTAGATCGCCCATATCCAACACCAGCCCTATTATCGACATGATATGTTCTTGGCTTTTAGTTGTAGTAGACTTTATGATCTCGGTATCCCCGAATGTCTCCTCAACTTGTGGTAAGGCTACAAGTACCCTGTACCCTACGGGGATGGGCAACTGAGCCTCAACTTCCTCCGCAGTTAATTCTATTGCTGTCTCAGTCATCGTCGTTATCCATATTTCTCGCGAGGTCTTCTACGTAGTAAATACAGGATTCGAGACCTCGAACCATTCCTGTAATTTCCTTATACTGAGCGAAGTCTTTGGCTCCCCCCGATCCAAGGAATTGTAGGGCAGAGGATTTATCTTCCTCGAATTTATCTTTCAGCACGTCAAAGACGGTTTTAGCCATTATTTATCCGGTTTCTTTTGTTGTTCCATGAGCCTTAGTAGCTCTAGGCTGAGTTTATCGTTGTCGTTCTTCGTCTTTGTGGCAACTCTTAGCCCCTCTTTCTGGGCCTCAAGCTCTAACTCTTGGCTAGATAGCCCTAACTTCTTAGTGTCAATCGCGGCAGCAATCGCATCTTTTTGTACAATGCGGTCTTGTTCCTGCTTACGTAACGCCAACTCACCCATATCTTTCTTGGCTTTACGCTGTACTTCCTGCTCCTTAATAGCCACTTCCTTCTGCTGGAGCTGGAATATCGGGTCTTCAGCCTGTTGCTGCGCTTGTTGCTGGGCTTGTTGCTGCTTATGCGCTTCGCTCAACTGCGTACTAGCCCTAGCCAGCAACTGCGATAGGGTCGTTTCTATCTCGGTAGGTAACTCTTGATCAGGTGGTGGTAACTGTGTCCCAAGCTGTTCCTCTATCTGCTTGCGGTACTGGAACCCTAGATGCTCAAACAGATGCGCCTGTAACGCCGCCATAATAGCCTGTCCTTGGGGGTTCTGACCAATCATTTGCGCTACCATAGGGTCTTGCATGAATGACTGGTGAGTAGCGATGTGTGCTTCCTGATCTTGATTGAGGAACGCCTTGATAGGCGTACCTGTTAACGCGTTCATGTTCTCGCTAACCGGATCAATTGGCCTCAGATCATCCTCGATGGGCACCAGCTTGTCGGCGTTCTTGACACCTAGCACCTCGATCATCTGCCGGTGGAGCTGGGGTAGGTCGTATATCTGTGGGGCTGACTGGGACATCTGGAGCACGGCTTGGTACTGCACCACACGCTGCGCCATTGTCGAGCTATTCGGGTCGCTGACGGGGATCACTTCCACCATCATGTAGTCTTCTACCCGAGCACTGATCGCCCCCCGTTCAGGGATATAGTCATACTCCGTAGAGGCGTACTCTGACATGATCACTTTGAGGAGTTTAAATTCCTGTTTCATGGCATAGTGGACGCGTGCTTGTACCGCAGCCATTGGCTTTAAGGTACGCTCTAATAGCGCCAGCGTGGTGCCCACAGGGGCATTTGCCGACATATCAGAGATGTTCATGTCACTGATAGCCCCTAACCTCTTACCCTCAGTGGTAATCTGATTGAGTAGGGCTAGTAAGGTTTGACTTGGTTCTTTGTAGGGGAGGGGCATGATGTTATCGCGGATGGCCCCAGATGGTACATCCACATCCTTCCATTCTCCCGGCTCTATGGGAGAGTCATCACCTTTAATCCGCAGCCCTCTGGATTTGAGACCTCCGGGTAGATTAGATAACGTTCCTGCATCGACAAGCTGACGTATAATAGACGTACCTGCCTTCGCATAGCCGCCAATAATGTGAATCAGTCCAAGCCCGTAAAACCCAAATCCGGGCACGTAGACATAGTGGACGAAGTGGTTCCGCTTGATCATCAGGGGATCTTCTTCGGCCCAGTTCCTGCGGATAGCCAGAACGTTATTTGAGCCACGCTCAATGGTGACCACATAGGGCTGGGCTATCCCACCGTCTTCTTCCTCTCCCGCCTCGTCAATACCGGGAATAACAAGGTCTGCGTGTACCTCATAAATCGTGTATCGGTCATCATCGGTAATCGAGTAACCACCTTCCTCAGCCTTCCGCTTCTCGATATCGGTAGTGAACGGTTCAGGGTCACCTAGCTCAGTATCAAGGTAGAACCCCATCGCTTGGAGCTTCTTTAATTCATTCTTGGTCTTCCGCATGATGTGGGTAACACGTTCAGCGGTCTCTATGTGACTAGCGCCATAAGGCACGATGACATCTTCTGCGGGGATATAGATCGCTACCTGACGACCTAGGGTTGGATCGTAGTAGACCTTTTTGAACGCAGACCCCGCCAGCCCTAGGCTGTAGAGCATCCGTTCATGTTCTGGGCGGTACTCGACCATGCGCTCAGTCAGCTCATAGTTCATGTCTGCCTTAACTCTCTCAGCGGCATCAATCTTGTCTGGAGTCTCTTCTCCTAAGATCTTTACACGTACTGGGCCAGCCGCTGGGAATGTTTCGCTCATTGTCTCAGCTTGAAATCTGATCGCTGCTTCGGCAAGGACTGTGGAATAGACACCACAAGCGCCTTCCCAAGGCTCCGTCCGATCTTCGGTTTTCATGCCTAGCACATCCAACCCTTTGACAAACGTATCAGCCCATTCCTTGCGGGAGTCGGTGTCAGCTTCAATCAAACCAATGAGGTCTTCCGCTAACCCATGCAGTTCACCCTCGTCCAAGGCTTCGGCAAGATTAGCATCAAAGGCCATGAGGTCTGCTTCGCTAATATCTTCAAGCAGTATTATCTCCATACTGCCGTCAGGTAGAAGTACCTCATCTGCCGCTGCTAGGTCTTCGCTGTCCATGATCTCCATGCCTAGCTCTTCCTGCTCCTCATCTAGTAACCCTAGGGGGGCCGTAGCAATACCCTTCTCAATACTCATTCTGTTACTCCAGAGTTTATTGTCATTTTCAGGCTGTTAAGACCAGCGGTCATATCTGTAAACTGGCTCATTGCGTCCCTACTGTTTGATACGCCGCCCATCCCAGACATCACCTGTACTCCAAGGCCGATGCAACCACTCACGTCACTCGCGTAGTTAGCGACATGGATCTGACAGAATGTGCGGTTCGGCACGTTGATAAACTGCCAAGTGTCAGCGCCGTGACTGGGGGAGTCATACCGCTCAAGGTAGTAAAGTCCCTCGGGAATACAGGAGATGTTTGGTGCATTATCCAACCAAGGGTTCTCGATAGTCCAGAAGATAGGCCCTTGCGTGTCGCTAACAAGTCTCCCCACGGTCTCAGTACTACCATACTTGAATCTAGTTAACGTTAAATTCATCTATAGTCTCTCAATAGTATTTAGGCCCAGCGCCCTTACCTCTACCCTTGAAATACCGTATATCTTCTGGCTCGTCACTGGGCAGTCGTATGAACCCACCGCTCCTGAATCTCATCAGGGCCATGACAGTCGCATCCACTAAATCATCATGGGACGCGAACGGGAACCCAGCGATCTCCTCGATCACTTCCTCGGCCCAACGGGTCTGCGGCATCCAGCATAAGCCCGATGCTACTATATCAGCAACAGAATTCAACCGTGCCAGCTTATCACCAGAACCCCTATGCGGGGTATATTCTTGTACAGGGAGACCCATCCGGCGCATTTCTTGGTACAGAGCTACCCCAGAACTCTTCTTCTCAACGATAAACGCATCGGGTTCCCACTCCTCGTACTCGTCCATCGCCAGATCTTTAAGGTCGGGGAACTCCAGTCGTTTCTTGATGCTATTGAGCAGGATGATGTGGTACGCGTCTACGCTCTCATTGAGGAAGACCCCCCATGTGGTTAGTGCAGTATAATCAGCTCGGTTATGCTTCTCCGCTGCGGAGTCAAGCGTCATGATGATATACTCACACTTCGGGGGATCTTCCTCTTCCCACATATTCCACCACTCACGCTTGACTATCGCAGCTTCTTCGGCAGTGGGTTGTTGTTGGTACTGGGCATTCCACTGGAACACCGGCATTGACGCTTTAGTCCGTAGCAGGGCTTCAACACCAAAGAATTCAGGCCATAACGCCTTCTGGATCGGCTTCCCTGTCTCTTCATCGTCAACTTCAAGTATCGCAGGGAACTCTATGACCTCGAACGCATCGGCACGCTCATTCTGGGCCATATCCTTTAATACACGCCCTGTCAGGTCGTCCATGTGCCAGCGTGTGGCTACGATAGCTACTCTTCCCCCCGGCATTAACCGTGTCCGTGCTCCGAACGTGTACCAGTCATAGGCCCGAACAAACGCCGAGAAGTTGCCATTGATCACGTCTTGCTCAGAGTGCGGGTCATCAATCAGTAACAAGTCAGCACCACGCCCAGCGATAGAGGAGCCAACCCCGCATGCATAGTACTCACCACCCACATTAGTGTTCCAACGCCCTGCCGATTTACTGTCTTGAGCCAGCTTCACCGAGGGGAATATAGATTGATACTCGTCGGTGGCAATGAGGTTACGTACCTTACGCCCGAAATCAACCGCGAGGTCTGTGGTGTGAGACACCATCATCACCTTCTTGTCAGGATTACGCCCCAAGAACCACGCGGGGTAGAAAATAGAGACTACTTGGCTTTTACCGTGACGTGGCGGGACATTAACGCATACCCTGTCCTTATCACCACGCTCAATCGCCATGAGCATATCGGCCAATATCCGGTGGTGCTTACCGACAATGAATTCCGGCATCATGACCTTGCAGAACTCTATCAGGTCATCATAGGCAAGCTGGTTCGCCTTCCGGTTCGCCAACTCATTGACCATTTTATCTATCTCGACCACCTCATCGGGGGTGTAGTCGTCGATATTGTCCAGCAGCAGGGTTATTTCTTCCTCTGAGAAGGCCACGGCTTCACTCACTCTGCTCACCGTACATTTCCTCAGCCACATTCAGCACGGTACCCTCAAACTCAACGGGTACGTCAGGGGTATCGGCGGGGTTCTCCCACGGGAGGGCTTCAGGGTCTACCCGCACCAGCTTTTCCAGCTTTTTACGTAGGTTTGCACGTAGGTCATCAGTGCTTTGGTGGGTAATGGTCACCTCACTCTTCTCTGAGAACAGCCCAACGTCCGATATCTTGCCTAATAGCTCCAAGGCACGGAGTCTTATCCTCGCGTCCGTATTATCTGCCTCAAGAATGAGCTTGTTAGTGACTAAATGGCGTATCTGAGTGGCACTTTCAGCTACCGAGGTGCCAAATTCTACCAAAATAGCGTTAGTGAGCACTAACGAGGCAGGGGTCATCTTCGCAAGCTGTTTTTTGGTCAGCTTTTTGGAGGCTTTCTCCGGGTTTTCAGCGTAGGTATAGGCTAATTCGATAGCAAGATCAGTATCTAGGTCAGAGGCTTTGGTCTCTGTGTCGGTCTCTAGGTTATACAGGTAGTTTACGGTCTCACAGGCAGCAGCGACTCGAACTTTAAGATCCTCGAAAGGCTCGTCATCTAGTAAAGGGACACCGTGGTCTACTTTAAGTTCTATTGACATAAGATCGTATGAGATCGCAGGTGGTTAACCGTTAGGGCGAATCATACCCAATGGTTGGAATAAGGACAATAAAAAATTTTTCGGGGGCTAACTATTTCATAGGGGGGTGTTCCGCTGAGGGGGTCTAAA